ACGCCCCAACAAATCAATTCCATACTGATCCGGATTCACGAACACCACATGACCTCTTGACTCCAGCCATCTAATGACCAGAAACTTTGCTGAATCATCTTCCTCATACATTGCAGCATCAAACGGCTTACTCATCTGCAGCCTCATAGAACGCCTGCATTGCAGGCGCAACCAGTTCCTCCCATGCGCTCAAACGCATCATCACCAAGCCTTCCTTGCCCCAATCATCAGGCATCAGCACAGCCCGTGCAGGCTTCCTCCGTGACCCAAAATCAGCCTCATTAGATTTCACCTGCGCTTCTATACGCATCCAAGCGTTCACAGCAGGCTGAATCTGCTTCCCTGCCTTCACCTCATTAGCAAACAGAGCATCATTCCAGCGTTCCTCATTGCCATCACCAAACTTGTGTGAAGGTGCAACACCAAGCCTCTTGCGTGCTGTGCGCTGCTTATTCAAACCCTTGCGCCTTGACCGCTTTCCCCGTGCTGCAGGATCGCTGCAACCCTTCACACGGCGTTTACCGTCACGCCCTGCAACACCAAGCGTGCCAAACTTTGGACAACCCTCAAGATTGCATTTTTCCTGATTGCCTTGACAATCACCTTTGCGATCATCCATCAGACAGCCTCAAGAGCGAACCAGTCAAGCCACACCTCAGACGGATGCAACCCCAACTTCACCGCATACCGATCAGCAGCCCACTGCGTAATCATGGTGTCATTCTGGAACCACTTATACACGGTTGAACGCTTGGTTTCTAAAGCCTGCGCAATAACAATCACACTTGTATCCGGATCAAACTTCTTCACCAGTTCCTTCGCAGGGAAAGTGCGTACATCATATTTCCTACTCATCATCATCCTCTTGTTCACAAATCGTTATGTTCAAAATCCGTTTGAATGTGCATTTACAACGCATCTTTCAATCCTCTCTTTATGTCGTCACGAAGCACACGCCTATCTGCAGGTGACAACCCACCGAACACACCCCAACGATCATCATCCTCTGGGAGATTGATCACCAGTTTCAAGCATTGCCGTTTCACTTTGCATTTCTTACAGATCAGTTTGGCTGCATCCCAACGATCCTCAGCGAGAGTTTGCGAGGCAAAAAAAACCTCCAACGGTTTTCCTACGCACAGCGCATCCTCTCGCCAATGCTCACGCTTCATTCTCACCAATCCAGTTGTTGTATGCGTAAAGAGATGTTCGTAGTTGTTCAATAGACAAACGATCTGTGCCATCAGAACTGACTACAAGGCGGGCTGCATCAGCCAAATCAACAAGCACCTTGATCATCTTGTTTCTGTACGCATCCATTTCCTCAAACGGCTTATTTACCATTGTGGGCGACCCTCCATCAATTGTTTGATCAATGCAGATGCCTCTTTGCTGGTCAGATCACCAAGAGCAGATTTGTTGAACAACTGTTGCATCAAAGGAACACAATCACCGTTCATCTTTTCTTTCGCAAGTTTGCTGATCAAACCCTTCTGCTTTTCACTTGCTTTGCTACCAGAAGCAGCAACAGGTTTTTTGATTGGTGTGATGTTCTCAACAATCGTGGCATTGAACTGTGCTGCGATCTCTGCAACTTCATCCGGAGTTGGTTCGCTGTCCTGCACGAACTCACGCACCACCTTTGGTGAAGGCATACCCTTTGCAGGATGATTGCCAACATATGGTTTTGCTTCCTCAGCACGCTTCACTTGTGCTGCTGGAAGGCTGACAATCGTTGTGTTATCTGACCAGTCCTGCTTTGACCAAAGTGACAAAGCAATTCCGAAACGCATTGCAGCATTGCGCAAGAAGTCACCAATCAACTCTTTATCTAGGTCTTGTTTGTCGCTACGAACTGAGCCAACACCCAACATGGACTTGCCTAGCAATGTGAGTGTTGCCCACATGGTTGCTGTGCCATTCTCAACATTGATTGCAGGTCTGCCGTTTACCCATTCCACAGGCTGCCATGACCACAAAGGATCAATTTCAATCAGAATCTTGGTGATATCAGCGTGACTGACATACGCCAAATTGATTCCGTTTCGTGGGATAGTCCCAACAATCTTTGGATCTGGTGTCGCATACTGATCAAGTACTGCACGCAGTAGCACCGTGTTTATTTCCTCACTCATTTTCCTTTTCCTTTCGTTACACGCATCACACGAAATGGTGCGCCTTGTTTCTCATATTGACTTACTAATTCCGGGTGATCTGCACGCAACTGCTTCGTATCCAATGACGCTTTGCCAGCCTGCTGCTTCCAAGTCACCAACTGAACACCATCAACAGTGCCGATCTCATTCCCCAACAACATTTGGGCGAGAGCGTCCTTTGCTTTAGATTCCAAATCAGCAGCCTGTTTTGCCATCGCACGGGCTTCCTCAAGTTGCAAAGCCCAATCCACTGCGCTTGCAGGAAGTTCAACACTTGTTGGTTCTGCCTTCCAAATGCGTGCAATATCTGTCGCAGTGAAGTTGTTAATGTCTTCATCTAGTGGATCACCATCAACCCAACCGCCGAACACAGATGTTTCAAGCCTGATTGTGTCAATCGCTTCCGGATTGTCAGGCAACTGCACTACCGATATGCGTTGATCACGATCCAGCACCACGAACCAAACAGGAACTTGAAGCACTGCCATCTGCGCATAACCCTGCCAACACCACTCCACAGGCAAATCTTCTGCCGTATAAATACTGTACCTTGTTGAAGTTTTTGCCTCAACAACAACAGTCGGATTCTCTTCGTGATCTACACCATCAAGACTGATTGACAAACGCCCATCACGATAGATCACATCTGGTGTAAATATGTTTGTGCCAAGAACCCGTGACGCTTCCTCAAGCAACGGTTTCTCCAACAAGTTGCCACGTCTAAACACGGCAGTCTCCTCTTGTTCAACTGGTTCATTCACTTTGTCAGCAAACAATTCACCTCTGGTCTTGTACGGGCTTGCACCCATCAACGCTGGAATATCTGATGCGCCAAAGACACAACGCCCCTGCTCATCTTTCCAGCGTGCCAGCAACCATTCTTTGCTGCCATGTTTGGCTTTTGGTATTACTTGCATTTCCTTCTCCTCTGTTTGTTGTTTGATCTAATTATGTGTTATGGGTGTTGCAGGGTAAGCAGCCCTATGAACATTGATCAGTTTCTGACCAACCCATTTCGCAACAGGCACGGCAACTGCATTGCCACATTGCTTATAACGGTGCGTGTCAGCCTGCACAGTCCCATCAGCGTTGTAAAGAGTGTGATCATCCGGGAAACCTTGCAACCGTTCACATTCCAACGGGGTCAATCGGCGCACAGCCATTGCCGATTCCGTAACCAACTTATTTTCATCAACATATTGATTTCCTACACCCTTAAAATCACGGGAACAAAGTGTTCCAACAATGTCTTTAGTTTCAATAACGGCTTGCAATCTCTTTTTTTCAGGCATCCTTTGTTGATCAGATGTCGTTGTCAATGACTCCGCTATTTGTCCACCATCCCACCATTCAGAATTCTCAACAACCATGTTGTAAAACTCTTGTCCACTTGGTCCGGATGTGCCCTTATGCCATTTTGAAGTCACACTTGTTCTGAGGATGTCTCCACCAACGGTTGTTCCTGCAGCCCATTGACTATCTGTTCTAATGCTGTTTTCAAGCGTGGTGGCAATAACTTCTTTCTGCGTTCTGCCCTTCTTAGTATCCCCCTGCACGCTTTCGGTGACAGGTAGAAGCGGATCGGGACATCTTTCGGCTGCTGCAGGATCAAAGACAGATACGAGGAAGATTCTTCTCCGTCTTTGGGGTACTCCAAAGTATTGAGCATCCAGCAAAGCGTATTCTTGGAGACACGCCCCTGCTTCAACCATTTCATTGATGACTGTTGCAAAATCAAGTCCATTGTTTGAGGACAATGCTCCTGCGACATTCTCCCAAATTGAATATCTGGGAAAAGTTCCTCCTGTTGCATCTCTCATCTCCTTTATTATTCGTACAGCTTCGTGAAATAATCCAGAGCGTTCCCCTGACAAACCCTGTCGCTGTCCAGCGTGAGACATATCTTGGCACGGACTTCCAAACACAATGCAATCAACAGGTGGAAGAAAACGCCCATCCACATTGCAAATGTCACTCCATTTCTCAACATCAGACCAATGACGATCCAAAATGCTGCGACAATGTTTATCCCACTCAACTTGAAACTTGCACTCCCATCCGGATTGTTCCATTCCAAGATCAAAACCACCAATGCCTGCGAACAAACTTCCAAAGGTTGGTTTCACTTCCGTTCGCCCCATTTGATTGTGTATGCCTCAGCCATGCGCACAGGCTTCAAATGATTACTGCAAACAGGTGGTTCACTGACCTTGACAAATGTTGTGATGCTTTTCCTGCACTCAACACACACCCAACACTGCTCATTCCCTTTTGGCATCACTTCACCTCCAACCAATGACCATGAATCTCCAACTCTTCATCACACACCTCGCAGAGTGTGTCGGCATTTTGAATGTCCACCGTGAGGATTATTCTCACCTCATCACAAGTGTTGCACCATGTCTCGCATGACATCACTTCACCTCCTGAAGTACATATTCACGACCATTAGCAACAAGTCTGTTGCCCCAATGCGCACGCACATCTTCCTCTGAATAACCATCAACAATGGAATATTGGCGCAGTTGAAGATTCTGGGAATCACCAAAACCATCACCCTCGTCATATGTCTGAACATTGACCCAAACCATGACTTTGTACTGCTTCAGTTGCTTCCGCATCACTTCACCTCCAACGTGATGACTTCAAAGCGAAACGCTGGATTGGTTTCTGCTGCTTTGGCGTTCAACAAATCACATTCGCTTTTCGCTGCAACAAAGTTGTTGAACGAAAACACCTTGATTGTCTTGCTGCCAATCTGATTGTGCTTGCGCACTAGATGATGCTTGAACTTCTTTCCTGATTCCATGTTGCCCTCCTCTTGAGCGTGGGGTATTTCCCCGTACATGAATTATGACTGATGTAGCAGGCGAAAGCAAATCATTCAAAAACTCTTTCCTGCAAAACCTTTGGGAACAGCCCCACCCCGTACTAGGGGGCAGGGCTACTCAACCAAGCCCTGAGCGGAGAAGGAGAACACTCAAGGCAAAATCACCCTAGATGTTCAGACGCATCCAGTCCACTGCCCAACACACGCATTGATTGCACCATTGCAACAGGGATACTCAACACACAATCAACCTGCTCATAACTGTTCAACGATTGAACAAGAACCACATGATTCGGTTTCGCATCTGAAAGCAGAATCCCACAAGACACCACCACGCACGGCTGATCATTGATCTCATCTTTCTCCATCCACGTAGTCGTGTCAGCATGCGCATCATGCCAAACGATTTCTGCAAAGGTTGCCATACCTCACCAGCCTTCCTTCTTACGATCCAAACAAAACACAGGTGCTTGAATAGTCAGGTTGCGTTCCGGAGTGACAATGCCTAACGCTTGCTGTGGTGGTTCATGTCCGAATCCCATCAACATTGCATATTCGTCATATCCCTTGAGTGATCCGTTCACCACCATTGAAGGTGTGCTGATGTACTGATGCCAATGACCAAGCCACAAGGTTTGAAATGATTTCCCTGTGACCATGTACCGTGCGTGTTTCCTTGCACGCATCCTCATAATCGGAGGATATATACCGCCGATACCGCCACCGCCTGAAACTTGATCACCGTGAGTTATCAGATGCCCATAGTCATAGATCTGCACTAACGCATCAGCACTTTCTGGAATGGTGAATGTCACCCGTTTGTCTTTCACAAAACTGCGTTCCACCATCTTTGCTAATAGCCAGTCAAAGTTGGTTTTCACACGCTGCTTCATTCGTGGTTTGCGTGTAGTTCTGCCGTGATTACCAACTACAGAAACCACATGGCATTTCTTGAACTCTGTTGCCAATAGTTCAACTGCAGCAGAAACTTGTTCAGCCCAGAACAACAATGATCCAATCATTGTGTCCTCATTGGTCAAAGCC